TTAAAGTATATAGAAAATAGAATAGAACAGAAAGATAAGTTATGATATTTATTGTTATAAATATAATCATAATAGCAATTAATGTAGCTATTCTAGCTCTAAATATAAAGTTATATACTGAAGTACTTAAATCTCAAATTCTTCTAAAAAGAAATTAAGATGCAACGAACCATAATTACATTTCTTAAATCGGAAATATCAGAAACTAGTGCGCTAGAAATCTTATACAAGAATATAGGATGGAATCTTAAATTTATTCCACAAAAACACAGTGCGAAGTACTGGATCTTCTCAGCCGAAGGCCATGATGCGATATTTAGAGTTAAGAAATTCAAAAATAGAGAATTAGTGAAGAGGATTTTAAAATGAATATATTAAGAAGAATAACTCTAGTTTTAGAATCTTCTTCGGAAGCGCAGTTTTATACTTATTTTCATGAACTTAGAAAGAAAATAAAAGAATTAGATGAAGAGTTTAAAACTTCAACAGACGTTTCTGAAGAAACGAGTCTATTTGATAGTATTGAAGAATAAAAAATATGTCTAAATATATCTTAGCTCTCGATGCTTCCCAAATTAAAACTTATAAAGATTGTAATCTTCTCTGGGCTTACTTATATAGAGAGAATTTACGCTTAGCTTCCGCAGATACATCTGCGATGGATAAAGGAACGATAATGCACTCTCTATTAGAGTATTACTATAAAGCTAAAGTAAAAAGTCCTAATGATTCTCATGTAAAATGGGTTCAAGAATCTATAGAAATATTCGAGAACGAAATAAAACAGGTTCCAAAAAAAGCTTTTGGATTTGATAGAGATTTATTAAATTTTCTTAAACAAAGATTCACGCAATATTCATTTAACTGGGCCGGACGAGACTTCACTCCTATAAGTAAAAATGGAGAAGCCGCAGCGGAATTAGGTTTCTCTAAAATTCTTTATGAAGATGATAGCGTTCTATTTCTTCTAGAAGGCCGTATAGATTTAATGATTGAATATGAAGGTGATAGAATTTGTGTTGTAGATCACAAAACTCAAGATCGAGAAACACATCTCTTTGATTATCGTATTCAACCATTAACTTACGCTCTAGCCGCGGGAGTAAACTATGCAATGATAAATTACGTTGGTTTACAGAAAGAGTTAACTAAAACATCTCTACGAAGAACTGTAACTAATATTCCAAATTGGATGATAGAAAGACATAGACAATGGATTTTAGAAAACGTATATATGCCTATATATCAAAGAGATCTGGATATTTCTAGAAAAGAATTTCCTAATGAATTTAAATTTCAAAGAGATTTCTCGAATTGTGCCGGGGCGTTCGATTCTCATTCATGCATCTTTTCAAAATTATGTTTCGTAGAGAATCAAGAACTTAGAGATAATTTAAAAAGATTTCATTACGAAAAAGTAGAGAGCTGGTCCCCTTGGAGAGTTAAGGAAATTTTATGAAAGAAGAAAAGAAAATTAAACGTTGTCAAGTTCATATCTGGAAGCGTAGTGACAAGAATAAGATGTATTTCAAATGTCTTGCTCCATATTGTCCCACATACAAACATAGAGATTTTTTAGAAGGAAAAGCAGCCATATGCCCTAAATGTAAGAATGAATTCATTTTACTTCGAACGCATTTAAAGAAACGTATTCCAGTGTGTCTTTTATGCTCACGAAGTCCAAAGAAACACGCCGCTTTAGCTGCACAAAGTATCATGAATGATCTCTTCAAAGAAGTAGAGCTTCCAGATGAAGAGAGGGACTTTGAATTAGATCATGAAACGGATCATGAAATGGAATTAAGAGACGAAACTAATGAGCTTAATTCTATTTTAGATGGACTTGGATTAGGAGATGAAAATTAAATGCCTAAAGTAGGAGATCTCATTTATAATACTCAGTGGCCATACTATATTGAGTATATAGTAATTTCCATAGATGAAAAAGAAAAAACTTTTAAAGTTAAAGTAAATAATACTTGGTTCATGGAAACTGAAGGAAATGCCTAAGGAGAAAATTTAAAAATGAAAGTTACAATAGAATTTACAAATGAATTAGAACATGCTTTACAAATGCACTTGAATGGAGAACTTTCTTCAATTCAAAATTACATTAGAGCATCCGTAAGATTTTTTAAAGAAATGTACCTTCTAGAAAAAGAAGGTAAGAAAATTGGATATGGAAGTGCAGGTAATTTTGAACGATATAATAATGAAGTATCTCCAAAAATGCTTCTCTCAAATAATGAATAGTTAAATTTATGCCTAAAATAGAAGATTACAAACCTGAAGATAAGATAGTAGCATTATTTCTTTCACGAAGTAAAGATGGAAAAAGTGTAGCCGCGGCATCATTTCCTAGACCATATCATCAATTTGATTTCGATGGACGTTTTGACGGTGTTGCTGGCGCCTGTAAGCCGCCTGTGGGTACAGGATTTTTAGACTCAGAAGATATTTCGTTCACAAGAATGTATACACACAAAGGCTTTGAGCCATTCGATGATGAACTACAGAATCTTCAAATGATGCACGCTCAAAATGGACGGTTCAAATATAAGACAATAGAAATAGCTTCTGCAACTTCTTTTGTACAAGCTTTAATTAACTCATCTCATAAACTTCAAAAAGGAAAAATGATAGGTAGGCTTAGAATGTCCGGGCCGGGCGACTTTAATTTCGAAGTTACAGGAATGAAACAATTGATGGATTATCTTTATGGATTTCCATGTCATATAATTATGTCAGCACATATTATAGACAAGTATGGCAAAGGAACTATAATAAATGAAGATGGACATTCTACAAAAGATACTTTTGGAGCTAATGAAGTTGTAGGAGAAAAAGTAAATTTAAGAGATAATGTTGGAGAAATGCTTCTAAGTTGCTTCTCAAATGTCTTTAGATTTTCTCGTGAAGTAGATAGAGATAATTCAATGCAATATTATGTAGAGTTCGCTACAGATGTAGCTGGTAATTCTTTTGGAATCCCGCCCGGTCGATTCAATATAACTAACAAGCCATTTTATCCATTTCTACAAGATCTAATTCAAAAAATTAGAAAAGGTGAGGATGTACGTCCAAAGACAAAAACAATGAATTTCTTTAAAAAAGAAGGAGAATAAAAATGGCTAAGAAATATGATATTTCATTTGGAATTTATGATGTAGAAGCTCAAGACTGGATCACGGAAGATGAGGAGCATAGAATAGAAGACTTTACAGGACATATAACTGATTTTAATGGTCTTTCAACTAAAATTATTCAGATAATTGAAGATTATGAAGCTTCTAAAGAAACAGAAAATTAAAAGATTCACTGATAATTCTTTCAGTGAAAAATGGTGAACATAGACACCTTACTATCTATGTAAAAAGCGAAAGGTAAAGAAAGTTATGCCTAAAATCACGATTACTCCTGAAGACCTTTTAAAGGGTCAATTACATGAACCGGGCTGGTTTAAAGGAGAGATAGCCTGGGCTTCTGCAAAAACTTCCAGCAAGAAGGATTCCATGAACTATGAATTTGGAGTCACTTATGAAACTGGAGATAAGCGACCGGGCTATGAGTCAAGAGAAATTAAATCTCAATTCAATAGTAAAGCTATTGGATTTATGATTCCATTTCTTGCAGCTTTAAGTGGAATGCCTGAAAAAGAATTTCGCCAAAAAGCTTTGAATGAAAACAAAGAAATTGACATCATCTGGGACGACTCTTTGAAAGGTCAAAAGATTCAATTTCAAATCGAGAACAAGCCACGAGAAGATAATGGCCAATTAACGAGCAAGATTACAAACTATGCTCCTTTTGACTACCATGTACCGTTTTAAAAAATTTTAGTGGTTAAATGAAGGTCTATCTAAAAAATAGACCTTCTTCAAAAATTTATGTATTCATATATTAATGAATTTGATTTAGAAAGATTTTGGTCTTTTATAATAAAAACTGAACTTTGCTGGAGATGGATAGGTACAACAGATGATAATAATTATGGAATTTTTTGGTTAAGGGATAAAAATGTTAGAGCGCATAGGCTTAGTTATGATCTAGCCAACAAATTTCTTCTTGAAGATGGACAATTTGTTTGTCATAGCTGTAA